CTCCGGCTTTGTATTTAGTTCCCTTCATATTTATCTCCTTCCATATAAACCCATAGTAGGTCTTGATGTAATCCTACCACCGCTTGCTGCAAAAGTCTTTACATTAGTTGGTTTACCGCCTACACCTTGAGGTTTCGATCTTTTACGTCTTACTGCGGACTGCCTTTCGCCTTTTGTCATTTTTCTTGCTTGTGATCTAGGAACGCATTTAGGATATTTTCTTTTTCCTTTTTTTGCGCTCTTACGTCCACAAGCCTGAAACTTGCCGTCTTTTTTGGGTGCACCTATGTCAACCCAATCGCCTTTAGGACCTTTACCAAACCACTCTTTCAAAGACATTACTTATATTTTTTACTTTTAACTTTACGACCTTTGTTTTTTCCGCCTGTTCTAGCTATTAATCCACGAGCTTTTGCTTGTGCTTTTTCACTAAATCCTAACTTTTCACCTGACTTAATTTTTTTCTTTATAGTGCTAACTTTTGCGACCATGAGTTTTCCTTATTTGTTCTTTTCCTTTTTTGAACACGTTGGCTATGCCTGTTTTACCCATGACTTTTGCTCGTTGTTCTCCAACTGTTAATATTTGTATTTTTCTAGCAAAAGGTTTTTTTATCCTTTTTACCTTGTTTACTGTCGCTGTAGCATCTGCCATAGTCGCAAACTTGATACTAACTGTGTCTTTTGGATTTTCGTCAGTATAAAGTCTTCTTCCTGAACCTTTTGGTTTTTTTCCTGTCCCTACCTTGGGATCACCTTTTTTTTTCATTAAGTTCTAGGCACTCTAGTTTTTTTGCGTTTGCTATCCATCATGGCTCCACAACCTCTACCTTGGACCATAACTACTTGACCACCATTACGCATAAATCCCATTTTATTTCTGACTCTCTTAGGCAACTTGGGTAATCCTTTGTTGTCAGATGGTATCGGTTTTAAACTTTTCATTTCACCACCTTCTGCTTTTTTGGCACCCTTGTACTTACCGCCCATTCTTTTGTATTCTTGCACCATATAACCAGAAGCGTAAGCGCTTGGAAAAACATCAAACTTTGCTTTGGCTTTCGCTCTTGCCTTGCGGTACAAAGAAGGGTTCGCAACATTAGACGGCACTTTAGATTTAGCACCACCACCTTTTTTCATCTTGATTGATTCAAGTGTCTTAGCTTGACCAGCGTGTGTTTTACTAGCCTTTTTTAATTGTCTAACAACTTTGTTTATTTTCTTTTGTGCCATAATAATTTACCAATTTTTGCAAGACCAATAGCTCGCAGTAAAAACATCTTTTTTCTTTTGTACCGCATCGCAGTTGTGTCTTGCTCTAAAACTTTTTCTACGCTTAGGTTGATCCTTTTTGATACTTAAATTTGGATCACCATAACGCACTATTTTTACTTGATCTCCTTTTTTGGCTAAAACCGCAAACTTTTTGTTTTTGCCAGGAGTTCTTTTTTGTTTATTGTAACCAGAAAAAGTCTCCCCTCGATAGGATAACCTACCGCTGGGAGATCTCTTTACATCTTTAGTCGTCGCCATTAATAGTTTTTTGTCAAAACTAATATAATCGAATAAGCATCGCCATTACTGTGTCCAACAGTTGTGAAATCTATATCTCCTGTGACTCCAGATCCAGCATTGTTTGGTATGCCGGTGAACAAATCATAATATTCATCCCCGGTACTATCAGCTGGTAATGGTATCGCAAGAACATTGGTCGAAGCGTCAAACTCTATGTCTACGCCCATGCCTCTACAGGCCCAATATATTCTCGATATAGAAACGCTAGTACAGGCTTCACCTCTGCTATTTGTGGTTAATGCAGAAACATCTACCTTCTTAACAGAAGCCTCTCCTGTGCCATCACTCTCGTTGGTAAACTTGAGTATAGCGGTCCTTTCTCCGTCTTGTATGGTTTGACTGGTTACTGTGTCAGCCATAATTACTCCTTACAGTTCAGTTGTTGCTGTACGTTCTTTTAAGGCTTCTACATAATCAACTGTCAGCACTTTAGCCGCAGCTGCCCCATTTTGTATGCCGAAAGAAACATTAAGTTCTTCATCGTCTGGAGCATTAGTATTTACTACTGTGCCAGCTTCCACATTGTTTTGATAAACGCGGAACTTCTGATCTCTAGGATTATAAACAAAACCGACAGTCATAAAAGTATCGTCTGCCAACGAATTAGGCAAAGTCAAAGTAGACTGTGTGCTATCTTTTTCTACGATAAAATCGATAGTCGCAGCACCATCCGCTTTCAAAAAGAAGATGCCGTCAGTAACGTCTAATGGCGTAGTATCAGTCAACTGTAAACCAGCCACAATGTCAGATTGTGTTGCGTCATTAGCCTTAAATCTGAAAAAGAAAGCTATCTGCTTACCGGCCTCATACTTAAACCCTTCTTTTTTTAATTGAAAGAAGTCGTGGTCATTATCTCCAGCTGCGTTTGTGATTTGTAGTAAACCACCATCGCCATCAATCAGCGCTTCTGCCGCAGATCCAGAGCCATCCTCTGTTGTTGTTATTGTGAAATCACCAGCATTGTAGATGTTGAAATCTTCAAAATAAGTGTGATATTTACGATTTGAAGGTTCTTTTAATAAACCTCCAGATCCGGTGGAGCTAACATTAGTAACTCCCGAAGTGAAATGTGTAGTCATAAACAGCCTCCTTATAAATAGCCATTGCGAACACCATGTCCGCAACATTTAATTCTACAAGATTGATGATACTACTAGGCTATTTAATTGGCAACTTTGAGATCTTCCTGGTTGGCCAGGTATTCAAGTTGAGCCAAGGTGCTAGGCATGCTAGTGTGGTGGACACTAATACCGCCAGCTGCCGTCCAGGCATCGCAGTTTGACTTCTTATCGTCAACCAGGACATCGCCAGGTTTTGCGAATACTGCTTTGTGTTTGCCCTTGATTGTGCAAGTTACTACAACGTGTGGATCTACATGCTGGTGGATCCAAGCCATCTTATCAGCCACCACCAAAGGTCTGTTGATCTCACCAGTAGCCGTGAGGATCTCCCAGGGTAAACCGGTGTTTTTGACCTGAGCAACTAGATCTAACATGCCTGGCATAACCGGTAAGTTTCTGAAAAGTCTTTTGTTTATGAAGTCAGCTTTTTGCTCGTCGTAATGACCTTCACCCTCCAAGGGCCCGTTTATGTAATCCGGGCCCTCTACTCCTTTGACAAAATCTGCCAAAACTCCATCCATGTCTAAGTATATTTTTTTCATTCTACTCTGTCGTGAATTGCAACCGCACCATAAAAAGTTGCATCAAGTAATTTCTCGCAAAGCTCTGTAAATCTTGAGTCAGAAGTAGATGCGTAGTTGCCGCCAAACATAGTCAGTTTTTCTTTTTTAGAAACCGGTATCAATCTAAGGATTTTTCTACCGCCACCAATCTCTGCCACTACAAGCTCAGCAGCCGGATAGTCTTGGCACGCTTCAAAAGGCCCTTCTGCGTTTACCACAGTAAATCCCTCTGCGTAACTAGACTCACCGCCATTTGTGCAATCTTCTCCGTAAAACAAGTCGTCCGGATTTTCTTTTTGTCTATAAATATTAACGTGTATTCCCATTACGCCACCTCCTTAACTAAATCTTTAACCTCATCCCAAGCGATAAAATCGTCTCTTCCGAAAAGCAAGTCGCCCGCTATTCTTTTGTATTCATGGTCAGGGTTTTGCGTTCCAAATTTGGCTTTTACAAACCTTTCAAGTTTTTCTAACGCCTCGTCTTGTAATCTCCAATCGTATTTGATGAACAAAAACTTAGTCTGAGGTATGTCCTCTCTCAAGTTGCTGTTTTCGTAAATATCATACATGCCGTCGAAGTGACCATATTTATATTTGGCCAACTCCTCTTGCAAGGCTTTGTAAACCTCTGGATCAATTATCTCTTTGATCTCAACATCTACGCTATTGCCCATGCTGAATTGTTCGCTTCTTACGCTGGCCTTGATATTTTTTTCTTTTAAGATCTTTCTTATCTCAGCCGCGCATCTTGCTACTTCACTTTTGTAAGCCATTTTTCCTCCTTTTTTGTTGTTGTTTTCATGTCTCACATAGATATATTACAGTATTTGCATAAATATGCAACTATTTACAACTATAAATATTGAAATAATTTAGGCCAAAAAAAAGGGCCCCGAAGGGCCCTTTGTAACACTGAGTAATAAAGTGTGTTACGACTTCAAATTATGCGCCTTGAGATCCAAAGATTCCTCTCCAATCAGAGAAACCAAATGAATATCTTTCTCTAGCCTTGTATCTGATGTTACCGGTAGAAAAGTCTGGTTCCATAGAAGTCTCCATTGGAGATCTCTGGAACATTTTGAGGCCTTCACCCGCATCTGTAACAGATGTAAGGATGAAGTAAGCGTCTGGATCAGACAGATAATGATTAACTGAATAACCACCTGGTACAACACCAGTATTGTTAATCGAGTTAAGATCATTGTCAGCCGTTCCAGTTCTGCCTTGCGAGTTTAATATTCTGTCAGCAACAAATACAAGTTGCGGAGGAACGATTAAACGTGAGGCCTGTACGCTTATGATAAGTCCACGATCATCCGTAAAGGTCGATATATCGATTAGATTATCTTCCAATGATGCTTCGTTTAGGTCAGCCATAGTAGTCGCTCTGTTTGCAGCTGAACCACCGCCACTTAGGGGGTGATCTGTTGCAATCAAAGATTTACCATCGCCACCAGTAAAACTGGATGAGAAGGCATTATTTAAAACATCCGCGCCTTTGACTTCCTTAGTGTTAGCCATAGACATTGCCAATGCTTTTACATACCTTTTCCCTAACGAATCGTATAAATTATCCTCTACTGATTCTTCTGTTAAAGCAAACGCCAAACTCACTGTGTCGTGTGTGTAACGTGCTGTAAAACTTTCAGAAGCATTATCGAATTGGACACCTTGCCCCTCTGATTTTAGAGGTGCAGAACCAAATCCTGTAATTAAGACTTCTTCCTCAAATGCTCTGTTTGAATCCTCGATAGCAAATATATCTTCATACTCTCTATCGTA